GCTGAGCGAAGAGACGCTGGCGCTGTGGGACGCCTACTGGGACGACCCGGTGGCGACGGTACAGACCTCGGTGGACCGCGGCGTGCTGCTGCGGTGGATCACCGAGCATGACCGCTATCAGCGCCTGATCGCCGAGGCGGACCTGAGCCCAGTCGTGCCCGGGTCGAAGGGCCAGGATGTCGCGAACCCGCTCTACGGCATCGCCGACCGGGCGCTCGCTGCCGCCGAGCGGTGCGAGAAGCAGCTCGGCATCGGCGGACTTAACCGATCGAACCTCGGCATCGCAGTGGTGGCCGGCCAGCGGTCGCTCGCGGACATGAACGCGAAGTACGGGGGTGGCAGCGATGCCAACGAACGCCCCGCCGAGGCGACGCCGCGCGTCGACCCGCGAGTCATCGAAGGCAGCGCCCGCTGAACTGAACTGCCAGGCGTGCGGCTGGTCCCCGGTCCTCGGCGAGCTGTGGCCGTCGCAGGGTGCCGTCGCCTGTGCGTGGATCGAGGACAACTGCATCTGCGGCGAGGGCGACTTTTACGGCCAGCTGATGAAGCTGCGCGCCGACCAGGAGCTGTTCCTGTTCCGCTGGTATGAGCACTGCCCGTCCTGCGGCGAGTGGCGTTATGACGAGGCCCTGCGTGGCGAGGCGACCGGTGGCGGCAAGACCCAGTTCATGGCGTGCGTGGTGTCGTTGGAGTTCGCGGGCCCGCCGTCGATCGCTCCGGCATCGCCGGAGATCGCAATCGCCGCCGCGTCGTTCGAGCAGGCGAACCTGCTGTTCTCGAAGGTGGCGGCCATCTTCGGCGGTCGCGACCAGGTCGACAAGGCGTCGCCGCTGATGGGGTTCTGCACCGTCTACGACACGGAGATCACCTTCGCCGACGGACGGCCGGGCCGGATCTACCGCATCGCCGCGGTGGCCGGTACGAACGAGGGCGGCCTGCCGCACCTGTTCGTCCGCGACGAGCTCCACGAGTGGGGCGACGTCGGCGAGCGCAAGGCGCGCGTGGCGACGGTGGTCGGCAAGAGCACGAACAAGCGCAAGACCCACCGGGGTCGCGGTCGGATCATCTCGCTGTCGACGGCCGGTTTCGACAAGGACCACTCGCTCCTCGGCGCGCTCTACAAGCGGGGCGTCAAAGCGGTCCGTGACCCGAGGGCCGCACCGAAGCTGCTGATGGACTGGCGCGAGGCGCCCGACGGACTCGACTTCAAGATTGCGGCGCATCGCGAGAGGGCCGTGATCGCTGCGTCCGGCGCTGCGGGCGTGCTGTGGAACGTCCGGGACCGAGTCGCCGACTGGGGTAAGCCGGAGTACCCGCCGCACGAGTGGATCCGCTACTACGCGAACAAGTGGTTCGACGTCCCCGATGACTCCTGGCTGAAGGACCACCCGCAGGCCTGGGCTGGGTGCAAGGGCGAGTGGACGTCGGATCCCGCCAACGACTTCGTTATTTCCGTCGACATGGCGCTGAAGCACGACTCGGTCGCCGTGACCCGGGTCGAGCGACTGCCAGACGGCCGGTTCGCGGTCACGACGAAGATCTTCCTGCCGACGGCAAGGGGCGACGGCGAGCGCCGCATCGACCACGTCGAGGTGTTCCGCTACGTCGCAGGGCTCGCGACCGGCACGGGGTTCCGTGGTGTCGTCTACGACCCGCGGTTCTTCGAGGTCCCCGGTCGGATGCTGGAGGACGAGGGCATCCTCGCCATCCAGTTCGACCAGTCACCGGCCCGGATGTCGCCCGCGTGCGGGCTGGCGTTCGAGCTGATCGTCGGCAAACGGATCGTCCATGACGGTGACCCGGATCTGGCCGCGCATGTCCTCGCCGCCGTGAAGCGGCAGCAGGAGCGTGGCTTCACCCTCAGCAAGGGCAAGTCGAAGCGGCATATCGACGCCGCGATCACCATCTGCATGGGCGTGTGGACGCTCCATGATCCCGAACCTGCACCAGCGTCCGAGCCGATGTTCGCGTTCGCCTGACTTGGAGGTCGCAATGACCGTGCTGGCTCGCGTGCCGGTGGACAAGATCTCCGCCCGCGCCGTGAAGGTGCATCCAGGCAAGGTGCTGCTGGCGTGGCTGACCGCGTTCGCCACCGCCGTGGCCGGACTGCTGTACCTGGTCGGCTGGGCTCCGGCGAAGTTCGTGCGCGGCCTGATCTGGCTGGGCTCAGCGGTCGCCGAGGGCTGGGTCGACGGCTTCGCCAAGGCGGGCGGTGACGGGTGAGCCGGCCGAAGCTGCTGGACCGGATCAACGCCCGGGCGGGCGGCAGGAAGGGTTTCACCCAACCGCTGTCTTGGTCGCGCCCGGACTGGATGGACCTCGGCGGAGATTGGGCGCCGCCCGACCGGGAGGTCATCGGAAACGACTTCCTCGGCTACGTGCAGGGCGCCTACAAGGCGAACGGCCCGGTCTACTCGACCATCGCGGCCCGGCAGGCGATCTTCAGCCAGGTCCGTTTCGGGTGGCGCGAGTTCACCGACCTCCGCCCAGGCGAACTGTTCGCGTCGCCGGAACTGTCGCTGCTTAACAATCCGTGGCGCGGCGGCACGACGATCGACCTGCTGGCTCGCATGGAGCCGGTCGCGTCGCTGGCCGGCAACTACTACGGGACGAAGTGCGACGATGCTGGCCGCCTGGGCAATGCGGCACGCGGGCCCGGTCTGCGAATCGTGAACATGCGGCCGGACTGGGTGACGATCGTCATCGCCTCGCCGTCGGACGACCCGTGGGATCTGCGTGCCTACGTCGCCGGCTACATCTACGAGTCGATGGGTAGTCGAGGCGCGGGCGGACCCCGCGCTGACGCGGTGATCCTCATGCCTGACGAGGTGTGCCACTACGCCCCGTATCCCGATCCGGCAATGCGCTTCCGGGGCATGTCCTGGCTGACCCCGGTACTCCGGGAGATCAAAGCCGACAAGGCCGCCACCGTCCATAAGGACAAGTTCTTCACCAACGGTGCGGTCCTGTCGACGGTGGTCAAGTTCCAGAAGGACACGACGAAGGAGATCTTCGACGACTTCGTGGCCCGCTTCAAGGCGAGCCACCAGGGCGAGGAGAACGCCTACAAGACGCTGTTCCTGGGTGGCGGCGCGGACGTCACCATCGTCGGCGCGGACATGAAGCAGCTTGAGTTCGCCGCGGTCACTGCGGCGGGCGAGACGCGCATCGCTGCGGCTGGCGGCGTTCACCCGGTGATCGTCGGTATGTCCGAGGGCCTCAACGGCAGCTCGCTCAACGAGGGCAACTTCGGCGCGGCCCGCCGCATGGTCGCAGACAAGACCATGCGCCATCTGTGGGGCATCGCGTCATCGTCGCTGCAGACCCTCATCAAGCCGCCGCGCGACACGGCGTCGCTCTGGTACGACACCCGCGACGTCGCGTTCCTGCGCGAGGACCTGAACGACCTGTCGGAGATCCAGTCCAAGCAGGCCCGGACGATCCGCAACCTCGTCGACGCGGGATACACGCCCGAGTCGGTGACGAAGGCGGTCATGAACGAGGACTGGTCGCTACTGATTCACTCTGGTCTATATAGCGTACAGCTTCAGAAGCCCGGCAGCGGCAAACCCGGCAGCGACCCAACGCCACCCATCGACGATGAGGACAAGCCGGAATGACCACAGTCGAAGAACTTCGCGCCGCCTACGACGCAGTCCGCGCAGATCTCCTGGGCCAAGGATTCCCTTGCCCCGTGGAGGTGGTCCGCGATCCGGATGGGCGCTACATCCTGCTTGAGGCGCTGACCGCCCTGGTTATTGCCGAAGCGGGCGGCGTGCTGGTCAAGCCGGGCCAAACCTTGGTCGTGGGCTTGCCTGAGTCCGTCTCGCTCGCGGAACTCGACAGTCTTGCCAGCCTCATCCGCGAGCGTGATCCCGGCTTCAAGGTCCTCTACTTCTCCAGATCCACCCACTTCGCCGTCGTCGAAGGGCTGGACCAGGCGGCTGCCGACACCACACCGCCCAGGGAGGGCTGATGGACACCAAGAGCCTTCGCGTCGAAATCAAGGACGCAGACAAGGGCGAGATCGCCCTGGTCTTCGCCACCTTCAACGTAGTGGATCATGATGGTGATGTAACGCTACCCGGGGCATTTACCGAAGGCGCGCCCGTCACGATCTCCGCCTACGGACACAAGTCGTGGGAGGGCCTGCTCCCGGTCGGACGCGGCGTCATCCGCACCGACGCCACGAAGGCGTGGGTGGAGGGGCGCTTCTTTCTCAACACCATCGCTGGCCGAGACACCTGGGAGACCGTCAAGGAACTCCAGGACCTCCAGGAGTTCAGCTACGGCTACGACGCCTTGGAGTACTCCTTCGGAGAGTTCGAAGGTCAGCAGGTTCGCTTCCTGAAGAAGCAACTCGTTCATGAGGCCTCGCCCGTGCTCAAGGGCGCAGGGCTCCGAACCGGAGTGCTGAGCATGAAGAACCGCTCGGTCGACGGGCCCGCACGCGCGATCAAGCGCGCCATCCCGGCGCACGAGACCGCCGTGGCGTCGCGCACCTGGGACCAGGTGAAGATGCAGGCTGCCCTGCCCGACGACGCCCGCCCGTCGCAGCTGCGCACCGTGTACGCCTGGGTGGACCCGGACGGCGACCCGGAGGTCAAGTCCTCCTACGGCTTCCCGCACCACCACGGCGTCGACGGCCCGGCGAACGTGCGCGCGTGCGTCACGGGTATCGCCCGGCTCAACGGCGCCAAGGGCGCCAACCTGTCCGACGAGGACCGTCGCGGCATCTATGACCACCTGGCCGCGCACCTTCGGGACGCGGACCGGGAACCACCGGAGCTGCGGGACCGCAGCGCCGGAGCAGCGAAGAGCCTGACCCTCCACGAGGAACTCGGAGAAGTTCTGGCGAGCGTGTCGGGTGTGATCGAAAGCGCAACGAGAGTGGTCGCTCTGCGGCGCGAGAAGGGCAAGGGGCTGTCCCGGGTCAACGCCGAACTCCTGGAGTGGATCGGCGACGAACTCAAGCAGCTGCACGCCCTGCTGTCCAACCCCACTGCGGTCGACGACGGCCCCACCGACGACGAGATCAACTCGGTCGTCCTGGGCGCGTTGGCCCGTATCCACGATGCCTGAAGGGCAGACGCAGAATGACCACTGACCTGATCGAGTTCCCGGCACTGAAGGAAGCACGCGCCGGGCTTGACGCCAAGCGGGACGAACTTGCGGGGATCCTCCGCGAGGCCGGCCCCACCTACGACATGTCCCTGGTGAAGTCCATCTCGGGAGACTCGCACGCCAAGGTCGCCGAGATCGGGAAGCTCAACACCGAGATCGACGAGCGGAAGAAGGCCGTCAACGACCTCCTGATCGTCGCGAAGGCGGCCGGCGAGGCGCGGCAGCACGCGGAGCGTGGCGAGAAGGGCGCGGAGTCCGGCGACGAGAGCCGCGAGCGCGAGGAGCGGGACGGGTCCCGCAAGTCGTTCGGCGAGCTGATGATGGCCTCGACCGCGATCAAGGGCTACAAGTCCGGCTCCGGCAGCGGCCCGACGTCGCGCATCGACGTCGGCCTGAAGACCCTGTTCTCCACCGGCGCGGGCTGGGACCCGGAGGACACCCGCACCGCGCGGATCGAGATGTACCCGACGCGTCCCGCGCCTCGCGTCATCGACGCGTTCCCGCAGACGACGACCTCCCTGAGCACCGTGCTCTACATGGAGGAGACCACCTTCACCAACAACGCGGCGGAGACGGCCGAGGGCGACCAGTACGCCGAGGCCCAGCTCCAGCTCACCGAGCGCAGCTCCGAGGTCCGCAAGATCGCGGTGTTCCTGCCGGTGACGGAGGAGCAGTTCGAGGACGAGCCGCGCGCGAAGGCCTACGTCGAGAACCGGCTGCCGTTCATGCTCAAGCAGCGCCTCGACCTCCAGCTCCTCACGGGCAACGGCACCTCGCCGAACCTGCGCGGCACGGAGAACGTGTCGGGCGTCAACTCGCAGGCGCTCGGCGCCGACCCGCTCGCCGACGCCCTGTACAAGGCGATGCGGCAGGTCCGGGAGACCGGGTTCGCCGAGCCGAGCCACGTCTTCATCCGCCCGTCGAAGTGGGAGGCCGTACGCCTGGCCCGCACGGCGGACGGCATCTACATCTGGGGCCACCCGTCGATGCCCGGCCCGATGACGATCTGGGGCGTCCCGGTCGTGGAGACCACGGCGGTGACGGCGACCAAGGCCGTGCTGGGCGACTACACCAACTTCGCCGAGGTCTCGGTCCGGCGCGGCGTGGACGTGCAGATCTCCAACAGCCACGGCGACTTCTTCGTCCGCGGCCAGCTGGCCGTCCGGTGCGACCTGCGTGTCGCCTCGATGCACTTCCGCCCCGCCGCGTTCGCGGTCGTCACGGGGCTGTGATCTGCGGAAACGCAGCTCCTTCCCCTCGTTAGCCAGACCTGATTCAGGCGCCCGCGTGGCGCCTTTCTTCGTCCCAAGGAGACTTCATGCCTTACACAGGCGGATTCCCGCGAGTCGGCGAGGTCAAGGCGGCACGCGCCCGCTATGACTTCTCCGTCGACGGTGGCGCGATCGGCGCGATCGTCATCGGCCCGGTCGGCCAGATCCCGGCCGGCGCCTACATCACCCACGGCTTCGCCGAGGTCGACACCGCCGTCGCCGGCGGCGGCTCGGCCAGCCTCGCGATCCACGTCGAGGCGGCCGACGACATCGTCGCCGCGGCGGCCGCGTCCGGTGCGCCGTGGTCCACGACCGGCCTCAAGTCGATCGTGCCCGTAGCGACCGGCGCCACTGCCAAGAAGACCACGGCGGCCCGGTCCATCACCGCCACCGTCGGCACCGCCGCGCTCACCGCCGGCGTCGTCGACGTCGTCCTGTTCTACGTCGTCCTCGGCGACTGATCCGACGATCCGCGCGGCGGCCACCCCGGCCGCCGCGCACCCGACTTAGGCGCGGCAGCAGGCTCAGGCCATCAACGCGCGCCGGAAAAGAGTGACCATGGCCGAGGACGCCAACTCCACCCGCATCCCCGCGAGCCGCCTGCGCCCCTGGCAGAACGCCGGAGCGCCCAGTTCGGGCACCTCCGGCACCCTGGCCGGGATCGCCGAGGCGGGCGCAGGGCTCTGGGACACCACGAACAGCGTGATGTTCACCAACGAAGGCACCCGCACCTCGCCTTACTGGACGCCGGTCGGCTTCGACCAGCGCGGCCTGTTCGGGGTGTGGACCGACTTCCGCGACCGGGCCGGCAAGGCCCATGCCGATACCGCCGGCGCCGCGTTCCTCGTCGGGTCCGGCATCCGGGTCTTCGGCCAGGGCGTCGCCGAGACCGACTCCGGACTGGTCGTCGGGACCGCGGGCGAGGGCGGCAGTCTGGGGCGGCTGACGACGACCGACGAGGCCGCGCACACCATCGCGATCGGCATGGAAGCGGGCACGATGCAGCCCGACCAGCATCAACTCCTGGTGGTGGACGTCGAACTGACGCACGTCTCGGCGGTGACCGAGCGGGCGATGTTCGTCGGGTTCCTCGGTACCGCGGCCGACGCGCTGGACCCGGCGGTCACCGGGTCGACGGTGACGGCGACGCTCGTGCAGGACGACCTGGCGGGCGTGTTCTTCGACTCCGGCCTCACCGCCGCGACGGGCCTGTTCGGCGTGCACAACAAGTCCGACGAGGCCGCCACCCAGGCGCTCGGCACGGACGGCGCCACCGGCGTGACGATCGCCGCCGCCGGAACTTTCCAGCGGTTCCGCGTCGAGATCAACTCCGGCGGCGACATGACCGTGTTCGTCAACAAGGCCCAGGTGTACGCCGACACGGACGCGCTCGACGCCGACGAGGAGTGCAGCCCGGTCGTCTACCTGGAGTCCAACGCGGCCTCAGTGAAGGCGATGGACATCCGCCGATTCGCCGCATGGGCGTACCGCTGATGGCCGCGCAGATCATCACCCTCCGCGAGCAGCTGAGCGACGCGGACGGCATGGTCGCCGTCGCCGAGCACTGGTACCTCACCGAGGACAAGACGCGGGTCGTCCGCGAGGGTGACCCCGACGGGCGCTGGCTGTGGGCTTCGCCGGGCACGGAGGTCCGGCGCACGGACGCGCTGCGGCTCGGCGCACTGCAGGCCGAAGTCACCGAGCCCGAGCCTGAGCCGGAGGCGGAAGTGTCAGAGCCGGAAACACCCGCCGAGCCCGAGCCGGCCGTTGAGCCCGCGCCTGCAACGAAGGCGCGGAGCAAGCCCGCCGACAAGTCGCGCAAACCCGCGGGCGACAAGTAATGGCGAACGCGATCACGCGCGTGTCGAACTCCACCGGCCAGGCCGTCGTCTACGCGTCGGCGGCCCGGACGGCGGAACCCGACACGCAGGAGTTCGAGGCCGCCGGATACCGAGGGCTGCACCTCATCATCGACGTCACCGCCGTGACGGATACGCCGTCGATCGTGGCGACGATCCTCGGCGTCGACCGGGCGTCGGGCAAGACGTACACGATCCTGGCGTCGGCGGCGATCACCGCCACCGGGACCACGGTCCTGCGCGTCGGCCAGAGCCTCACCGCCGCGACAAACCTCGTCGCCAACGACATCCTCCCGCCGATATTCCGCATCAGGGTCACCCACGCGGATGCCGACTCCATCACTTACACCGTCGGCGCGATGCTCTGCGTCTGACCGCCCCAGTTCAGGACGGAGCGCATCTGTGGCAACCGTCCTGACGATGGGCTCCTTCGACCTCCTCCATCCCGGCCATGTCGGTCTGCTGCGCCGGTGCCGCGCGATCGCCCACTCAGGCGGTCGCGTGGTCGTCGCGGTCAACACCGATGACTTCATCGCACACTTCAAGGACCGCCGCCCCGTGATGGCGTATGCAGAGCGGGCCACGATGGTCGAGGCGGTGCGCTACGTCGACCAGGTCGTCGAGAACGACGGCGCGGATCAGGCGAAGTTGATCGAGATGGTCAAGCCCGACTGGCTCGTCGTCGGTGCCGACTGGGCGACCAAGGACTACATGGCCCAACTCGGCATCACCTACGAATGGCTCGCCGAGCACGGCATCGCCCTGATCTACCTGGTGCACGGCCAGTCCGCCGCGATCTCCTCCACGCAGGTCCGGGCCCGGATGGCCGAATCGTGACGCCGCTGGTCATCTCCACCGGGCCGGGCCGCTGGCCGTGGCTGCGCGACTGCCTGGCATCCGTGCCCGGCGGTCGTCCCGTCACCATCGCATCGTCCGGCCCGCACGGCGGCGGCGAGCTGGCCGCGATCCGCGTGATCTGGGAGTCCGAGCACTGGCCACGCTGGCTGATGCTCCAGGACTCCTGCGAGCTGATCGGCGACGGGCTGCTCAAGCTCGCCGACGACCTGCACGGTCCGGCCCTTGTGGCACCTCGGCCGAGCATGTACCTCGCCGTCTACGAACGCACGGTCCTCGACCGGATGCACATCCCGGTCCTGGCCGACGGCGACCGCGAGGCCGCCATCGCGCAGGAGTGCGCGTTCATGGACGCCTACGTCGAGACCGCCCACGCGATGGGTTTCGACGTGCCGGTGCTCATCCCGGAGTTCCGTGATGGCAACGCGGTCCGCCGGCAGGAGCGGCACGGCCGCGTGAACCTCGTCCTCGAATCCGCCCACCTGCGCAAGTGGAAGGGCACCTGGCGCTAGCCGCCGAGCAACCGCATCACGATCAGCTAGGAGACCGCCATGGACCGTCAGGGCAGTACTGCTCCATCGGGGCACCTCGGCATCGAGGTGATCCGGGCGGCCGGCGAGCGTCAGATCCTCACCGAGTTCGGCCAGATCGTCGGTATGCAGTACCCGGCCCGGGAACTGTCCGGGACCGACGTCCGACACCTCGGCATGCCGAGGAAGGGCCTGTCGGCAGAGGTCAACGCGTGGCGAAAGGCCAACGCGCCGAACCTGCTGCGCGGCCTCGCCCGCGTGACGGCAGCGCGCAAGCTGAAGCTGCCCACGTTCTACGGCAGCCTCTACCTGACACTGGTCCGCAGTAGTGGGGAGGTCGTGGAGTTCGGCCTCGGCTCGATGCGGGTCGTCACGACGGCGGGCTGCAACTTCCTCGTCGACGCGCTGCAGGGGTCAGTGGAGCCGGAGATCCTGAAGTACCACGGGGTGGGCACCGGCACGACGGCCGAAGCCTCTGGCGACACCGCGCTGGTGACCGAGTCGACGACGATCCTCACCGTCGACTCGACCAGGGCAACTGGCTCGCTCACCGAGGGCGCGTCGGCGAACATCTTCCGCACGGTCGGCACCGTCAGCTTCGACGGCTCTGGCGCCATAACCGAACACGGCGTGTTTTCGCAGGCTGCAACTGGTGGCGGAACGCTGCTCGACCGCTCGGTCTTCTCTGCGGTCAACGTCATCTCAGGTGACCAGATCAGCTTCACCTACGACTTCACAATCGTCGCTGGGTCGTAGGAGTCCGCCGTGGCCGTGATCTTCATTCTCGGCCCGCACCACGGCCGGGTGCCGTCCGCCACGGGCAACAGCACGCGGCGCTACGTCGACTCCACCAGCTCCATCACGGCGGTGTCGCTCGGCGGCGGCGAGTACGCGGTCAGTTGCTCGGGCACCACCATCATCAGCAACTTCGCGATCACGACCAACATGCTCGGCGCCACGACGCAGTTCGTGGGCAGCGGCAAGCTCAGGTTCCCCTCGGCGCTCCCGTCGACCTCGCCGGACCTCGCGGTATCGGGCTCGTCCGGCGGGAATGACCTGTACCTCTTCTTCCAGCAGTCGAGCTCGAAGTTGGCCATGGCGTGGGGTGCGGGAACTCCCGTCGTCTCCAGTTCGACGGTCACGTTCGACACCGACTACACCATCGACGTCCATGTCGACCGCAGCGCGAACCCGAACGTCGTCCACTGGTGGATCAACGGTTCGGCGCAGACCGACTGCTCGGACGCGCAGGCGCTCGGCAACATCTCCGGCTACACCTGGGGCCGCGACAGCGCAGCCACGGGCACCTACTACTGGCGCGACGTCCGGGCGTCCGTCACGGCGGCCGACGCGCCGCTCAGCACGGGCAAGGTCCACATCCTGACCCCGTCCGGCACGGCCACGGAGATCGGCACCGCAAACAGCGTCTGCCGGTTCACGAGCAACGGCGGTGGGCTGGACACCACGTTCGTCTCGGCCGACATCATGGCCGCGATCAGCGAGATCCCTCCCGTCGTCAGTGCGGCGGCAACCGGCCTGTACCAGCGGACCACCGGCACCACGAACGCGATCTCCATCCCGATGAGCACCGTCACGATCGGCAGCGGCACCGTCGAGCTGTGCATGGTGCGCATCCTCGGCTGGTCCGCG